CTCCAAGACCGGAGTGCACACCCGCAGCCAGTTGGTGCGGGTCGCGCTGGAACAGTATAGAGACCAGTTCTAGCCGGCGGGCAAAACCAATCCAGTAGGGAACTGAGCGCGTCGGGATTGTGCTGGAGCCGACGATCGGACTTGAACCGATGACCTGCCGATTACGAATCCGCCGCCGACGGTCGGGCACGGCGGTGACCCGCGTAAACATTGGGTTTCTTCGGTATCGTTCGGGGCGTTTCGGGCGTACTTGTCAATGTTTTGAGGGGCATAATGAGGGGCAGCGAAAAGCCCTGCACCTATTCCACAAGCGTTCGCCCCGCTGCTTTGAGTTTTGATGGGGTCGGCGCAATCATCTTGTTGAGTCCTCCAGTGTTAACAAACACGGACGTTTCGCGGCAGCGGTTGCAGAAGTAGTGATCATACGGAATGTCGCCATGAAATTCCTGAAGCCCCTGCAAAATGATTTCGCGACTCTTGCAGTACGGGCACCTAAAAGCGAACCAGTGTCGCAACCGCGCAGATAGCTTATTGAGCGCCTGAAAGCACGGCGGCAGAAAGAAGTACAGGAGATAGTAGGCAGCCGCGCCACCCAAGAGCCAATCTTTTCTCAGTTGAGTGAATGCCAGACCAAGCAACAGCAGAATCAGCGGGACGACAATCTTCGCGTCCTCTTTGTCGAAATCATATTCCCACTGCCAGAGTTTGATTCGCATACCGTGCCTTGGGAGGATGATAGCCCCACGGCATCGCATTTCAAAGAACTTTACTCACATAAGCCACAGCTGAAGTTTTGCGACCGCGTAGTCACTTCAGCCGCATCTTCCCGGTGCGGCTTTTTTGTTTCTTCTTCCGCGTATACCGTGGTTTGTGGTTGACCACGACCTTCGGGCCGACACCCAAGTCGCCTGCGATGACGCGAACCTTCCACAAAATCTTGCGGACGGTTCCAGCCGCCAGGTTCAACGACTCCCCGATGGTCACGCTGTCGTACCCGACCATATAGTGACGATAAATGATTGCAGCGCAGATGGACGCGGGCCGCTTGAGAATCAACAACTGGCTGTCCGTCTCGCGAATCTTCCGTTCGGCGTCTTCGATTGTCTTCGCAGAAGCGCCGCGTTGACGCAGTTCGACGACGACGCGAACAAGTTCACTGAGCCGTACCTTCAACGCGGGCCGCGTCACGCGGTCAATCTTCTGTAGCGCCGCCAGCATTCGGTCGGGTAGCGACGCCGTCGTCGGCGGTTTGATGATACCCGCACGAAACTCCACCCACCTGACGACGACCTTTTTGCATTCAGCAGGTCGCATCGCCCACGCGGGCGTATCCATTCGGCGATACTGGTGCAGCTTCGAATCCTCTGTCCCCATGCGGTTGTAATCTTCGAAGCTGAGACCCGTCGAACGCACTTCGCCGCCTGCGTCGAAGGTCGCGTCGATGGGTTGATTTCCGAACGCACGGTAGTTGGCGCAGATTGTCGACATTTTTACTTTCGTCCACCGTTGTAGTGACGACCAGTTCCATCGAGACTGCCGAATGAAATCCGACGACCGTTCATCAGTTCGCCGTTTACGTACCAAGTGCAAAGTGCGGCCGTGAGACGCCTACTGATTGAAACAAGGCACATGAGTTTGTTGTCAGCGACGGCGATTGCATCTGGGGGAATGTCCATTCCGATGGTTTCGAACCAAGCCGAAATTTCTTCGGGCGTCGAACCGTGGATGCCGTGCATTTGAATGTGTGTACCGTAGGGCAGGCTGTTCCTCTGACCTGATGCGCCGTTTCTGTTTCCTTCGGCGTCTTCGGGGCGATAGTTCTTCAACAGGGGCATGGATTCCTCTAACAAGATTTTGTGGACGCGACCGCAGGAGGTAGCGGTGACGTGGCCGCTTTTTAGCCAGAATCGCGTCCGTGTTCGCTGGCTGCCGAACGTTTACGAAGTGAGATTCACTTCGCAGACTTTTTTGGTTTGAAGATTTCTGAAACTTCTTCGCAGACGTACGCCTTCCCTGGCGTAACGTCGCCGCTTTCCGCTTTGAAGACGCCAAGCAACGACTCCAGCTTCTCCAGTTCGGCTTCAAGTTCGGCGACCTGAAGATGAAGGTCGGTAATGACGACCGCCAACAGTCCAGCAGCTTCACGCGGGAGTCCGCTGCGCGTCAGCTGCACCGTGAGTACCACGCGGTCGGTCGTTGCGATTTCGAACAGCTCCGTCTTCTTCGGGTCCGGTCGAAACTTCGCCAGCTGTTCGGGCGTTAGTGGCGTTCGTTTATTGAACGGCACCCCAGGCGCTGCTAACTTCGTGGTGTCGTACTGCCCGACAGCGGTTTCGTACGGCGTTTCGTTCTTGGTGTTCTCCATGTTCATTCCCTTCTAAGAATTATCAGAAAAATTTACATCGAAATCGACGTGGGTCGAATAAATAGTGCCGTGCGGTATCGGTTCAGCTTCGTCAATCTCCAGCCGCCACCAAGACCCGTGGACTTCGACCGACCCTGCGGGCATCACGCCGTTGCACGAAATCATCGCCTTCATTACCGCCTGCGCCAGTTGCTTCGCCTGCTTGTACGTCGAACCGTAGCAGCTGAAGCGCCAGTGAGACTCTTGCAGCCGTCCGGTGCCCGCGAATGACTCCTGAAGCGGAAGACCCGAAATCTGAAGAAGAACCACGTGCGGCATAAGACATTCATCGGGTGCGAACGAAGGGAAGACGCCTGTCGTCCCATCCGAACGCGGTGAACCGAGAATCGCCTTCACGCCTGCGTCGGCCGTGATGTACGCGTACAGACCTTCTTGCATCATTGCCGTTTGTCCAGTTCGTCAAGTTCTCGCTTCGCCTTCGCGACGGTTTCGGACTGCCCAGCTTCTGAAGCGATGCGAATCTTCTGTTCCAGTTCGCGACGATACGCACGGTCGTCTCGTGCGATAACTGCACCGAACAATGTCGCGGTGTATCGGTTCAGTTCGTCGCGTTCGGCGTCCGTCAATCCGGTGTAGCGAACGAACGGCTTCGGTGGGTCGTAGCTCCGACCAGGACCGCCGACGATGCGTCGCTGTTCTTGCCGCGTCAAAGCGTGACGAACGATATGTTCGGGTGCGCCATGTGCGCGGAGTCGCGTCGCCAGGTCGTCGCTGAGTCGGGCCGCCTGCCGTTCTGCGCTGACGACTTCGACGCTGTGAGCCATACTCACGCGTGTCTGCTGATAAGCGGTCAACGACTTCGCCGTGATACCGCCGAATCTCAATTCACTCATACAAAAACCTTCTTCCCCGTTGCCGGGTCCAGTTTGAACTTCTGCGGCTGAACCACTGAGCCGCCAGCTTTCGAAATAACACCTGCTGCCAGGTTAGTGGGCGTCGATGGAGCGTCGCTGCCAATCGCCGACGCGTACGCCGACTTCGCCGCTTCCGGTAATCCGCCAGCATCTTTCACATGCTTACAAGCCACGCTGAGAATCGCGTCGAAGTTTGAAGGCACGGCTGGCCCGCCGAAGTAATCGGTACGCTGACACGCTTCGCATATGCACTGAAGCGAGACGATGCCCGACAACGACTTGTGAATGCCCCAGGTCGGCGGTTTCACTGGCTGCGGCTTCGGCGGCACTATCTCCGCGAAGCCTGCGTTCACGAGTGCCTGATACTCAGCTGTCGTAGGGACGTGTTCTTCCTTCCCCGCTTTTGGTCCGAACAGATAACGTAAAATCATTTCTTCACCCTCACTTTCGATTTGAACTGCACTTTCACTTTCTGTATCCGAACCTTTTTACGCGTGGAACGCGACCGCGTGAACGGTAACGGTTGCCGTCCCGCCGCTTGTCATGTTGACGTACACCAGAAGTCCACTCGCCGTCTTGTTGAATCCCGAAATCGTGCCGTCATTTTCTCCGGCAAACGAACCTTCAAGTGCGAGTGAAACGATGTAATTGTCATCGGGGAATGGTGTATCCCAAGTAACGGTGACAATCCCCGCAACCGAAATGAGTTGCGTGACCTTGGCCGCTTGAATCGGTGCCCTGCCGTTTGTAGTGGCGTCGGGCTTGACGAAGTTTGGAAAAATCTGCATAGTACTGAACCTTTCACTTCAATTTGTGCTGCCCACAATCTCCGAATGATGTTCTGCCGGATTTCACGACAGTTGATAGACGACCGAAACGCCGTCGCTGTACATCAAGTGTGGGTTCGCGTCGCTGATGGTCACGGTCGAACCGCTTCCGACCTTGAACTTCAGATTGTGGCCGCCAGTCGTCGCGTTCAGAATCATGAAAATCTTCGCGATACCCGACGGCAGCGTAATCGTGTTGTCGCCCGTCAACGCGCCCGTGAACTTCAGGAATCCGTTAAAGTTAAAGTCGGACTGCGGCAGAGTCGTCGTCGTGCCAGTCAAGGCTTCCGACTTGTTCGAACACATCGCTTCGTCCAGTGTGTCAATCGCAGTGTTGAAGGTCACTTCCTTCAAGTTCTGCGACTGCGCGATAAGTGGAATGAGAAGATTCGGAGTTGTTGACATAATTGCCTTCCTGTTAGCTGCACTGATAAACGTTCGCGCTTCCGTCGCTGTAAAGCCAGTGCGGATTCGCGTCTGTGATTGTCGCCGTCGTTGTGTTGCTTCCGACTTCGAACGTTATGTTCTGACCCGTCTGGTTGATGACGACGAACGGTCGCGCGTTCGCGGGTAGCGAAATCGTCTGCGCCGACCCAGGCGCGCCCGTCAAAATGAAAACCATGTATGACAAGAACTCCGCGACCATTGCCGCGAACGCCACGGACGGGTCGTAAGGCACCAAGACGTTCCCGTGATATGCGCCGTCGAAGTCGCTGACGGCCGTGTTCGCTTCCGTGTACTTTCCGGTATCGGTCGCACCCATGTGCGAGATGTTCAGGTTCGGTGTCGCCGTCATACAAGTCCGGTCGGCTGCGTCACGCCGTTCTGCTGCCGCGAATCGTTGATTTCGACGCAAAGAAGAATCAATATTTTGTTTCGTTCGTCAGGATTCTGAACCGCTTCAATCTGAAACGTTCTGCCCTGAAACCAGACGACCATTCCCGAAGTCACGCCTGTACGAAGCAGAGGCACGCCAAGGTTCACCCACACGATGCCCGTCGAAGGGTCGCCGTCCGAAGTGGTCCCACCTTTCGTCGGATTCCACGACGGTTGCGTGGAGCCAGAAAGACCGCCTGCCTGTGCCTGCTGAAGGTTTCCGTTCGAATCGAGAACCAGTGCGCCAGTGATGTAGTTGTAAGTCGCATTCCATTGCGGTGCCGCACCGATGTATCGGATTACGACCTGATGCGAAACCTGCGAGACGAACTCGTGCGCCGCGAACTTTTCGACGCCAGTCAGCGCCTCAATGCTGGCCCAACAATTAGCGTAGACCACTGTTGCAGGCGTGAATCCGCCTGTCGAATCTTGTGCGCCGCTGAACGTGGCGATATCGACCTTGTGCCTGAGCCTGCCGACGTTGAGAATCGGAGACTGCCTCTGAATCACGCGACCGTAGGGCATGATGTCTTCTCCTGTTTCAGAAATTGTTCGAACGTCACGTCGCGTTCAATCTTCCCGCGACCCTTCGCGTTCGCGTACCGAATGTAAAGTTTCGTTCGCGGGTGCGCCTGCCCGTGCGTTCGGGCGATACCGAGTCGGCACTGATGGCCTGCGATAAATCGGCACTGCTGACCCTTGACGTGTCCCAAGTACGGACGATTCCGCGACGCTATCGGTGCGGGTCGTCCGCATCCGCATTCACAAAGTTTTTTCATAACTCATCCTCTGGTCGGCTGGAAGTCTTCGACCTTCCACGCATAGAGAAGTGCCCGCGTGTGCATAGGCAGTTCGTTGTAAGTTCCAGGCATCGCCGCTTCGCGGTTCTCATACCAGTTCGCCACGCATTGCTGAATCGCCATCTTCAACGCGGACGGCACCTTCGAACCGTCGGCAGAAAATCCGGCCGTGAAATGTATCTGGACTGCGTTCGGTTGATAGAGCACGGACGGCCAGTAATTCCCAGGCGGACCAGGGAAGATGCGGGCAGGTTCAGAATCGGTATCGACCGTAAACGCACCGAACTGTGCGTCACCCGCCGCCTGAACTTGTACGAACGAGTTTCCGGTGAACGGACCTTGGTTCGTCCACTGAACGGGGCCGCTTCCTTCGCCGCCAGGGTCCGTACCTTCGACCGTCACGCCGCCGACCGTCTTGTTCCACGCTGGAGGATTCGAGTCGCTGGTGCCAGGAGTCGTGCATTTTTGCACGTTCGCGTTCGCGTCCATCACAAGGGCATTCGACGCGTACGCCGTCCCTGGATACCACAGCGGGGGGGTCTGCACCATGTCGTGCCATTGCTGGTCGGAAGACGCTAAAAACGAAATGCGGTCCACGCTGACGAGTGGCGCAGCGTAAAGCTTAATCATCTGTGAGTAATTCCAGAGCGTCGTTGAGTACCGTGGCAGTGCGTAGTACGACGGGGGAAACGCCATCTGCGATTGCACGGTGTCTGTGAAGTACGGAAACGAGTCAAGCGACTGCCTGTACCCTTTGAAGCACAAGCTGCGATTCGTGAACGCTTCGACAAGTTCGCGGGCCGCGACAATCAGGTCGCTGATTAGTGCGTCGTCATCGTTCAAGTTCGAAATGCGCAGGAAGTTCTTCATCTGCGTCAGCGTCACTGGTTCGTTAGTCGGTTGCTTCTCGATTACAAGAGCACTCATAAAAAATGTTCCTCATAATCTCCGGGTGGTGTTCCGGTCGATTTTCATTCTTCGCAGATGCCCGCCAGCGCCGCGTCTATCGCAGCAGCCGACGTTGCGAACGCTACACCGCGACCTTCGTCGTTGTTGATATCGGTCGGCTTCGGTGCGTTCGCGTCGTACGGTCTGCCGAATGCGCCTTCGTCGGCAGTCTTCTTATCGTGGCAATACTTGCAGCACCCTTGCCAATTCGACACATCCCAGAAAAGTCGTTCGTCGCCTTTATGGGGAATGCGATGGTCAAC